TTTATAACGGTTAAAGTAATAAACTACGCAGTTGTTATTAACTTTAAAAAGGCGTACCTCTGGAGTGGGTACATATTAGTAAGTATACATCTAACAGTCGGATTCATCTCTGGCAGTCTCGTTCGATTCGAGAAACACTTTGGTAGTGGCTTAATGATGATTGACGAAAGTATTATGGTTCGATTCCGTAGCCTTTTAATTCTTTATAACGGTTAAAGTAATAAACTACCCAGTCGTTATATTATTTTATTACCAATTAAAATTAAATAAATGAAAAAAGTAACCCATTGCATAGTATATAGATTACACAAAGACAAATCACCAACTGTAATAGATTGCTATTCTGAAAAAGAACAAAACGAGCAGCTATCTAAAATAATAAAAGAAGGGTATAAAAACGCATACAAAGCAAGCCCTGAACACGCCATTAAAGTTTTAAATGATTACGGAAAACTATTTGAACCGAAACCATTAAGTCAACAAGAAAGGTGGATAAATTGGGCTTTTAGGTAGAAGCTAATTACATACAATATTAAAAATAAAGTAGTTGAAATAATCCCACTATTATTTGGTGGGTTAGAAAAATACCCTTATCTTAGTTAAGAGTTATTAATCAAAGAATATTAGTAGTGGCGGGAATAAGGGTTAATAGTACCGCATACAAACGAGTAACCCCGAAAGACCCGTAGGTTCAGCTCTTAGGTATGCTTTAGCCATTACTTATATTTATTGTTGTAGCACGTTAATTTTAAAATATGACTAAGGACAAATTGAAATACAGATTAATCGAGTTCGTGATGTTTGATGTATGTGGTATAAAATTTTACAATGACTACCTAAGATTTTGGCGCAGGAAAAATGGACTACCGTACAAATATTGGTGGAAGTATTAATGTGCTACAACGCATTGTGTATGGTGCGTTGTAGCACTGAACTAAGTAAGAAAACAAAAACTTTGAATTATGTATATAGACAACAAAAAAGAACTGAGACAATGCACTATACACGTTGTTAGTGGCAGTTTTGGTAGTATATTAGATTGGAAAGATGACCCTAAACCAAAGAAAACGGATTTATATAAAGTTGTGGCAGAAGCGGAAGTAAATTTGCCTCACACCGTAGGAAATGCGAGTATAAAAATAAGAGAACAAAAAATACATAGAAGCGGAGTAACTTGCTATACTGCAAATTTATGGGCTTTTAATAGAGGCACTGGAATAATTGGAGAAGCTGAATGTTGGAGCATAGAAGAAGCTAAAGAAATATGCCGAGTGTGGTGGCACAACTTTGTGAGTGGTTTAGTAAATTGCCACTAACACCAAAGCAAACGGCTGGGCGTAGCCTTGCGTTTGCTGACTGTTATCCGCCGTTTTAATGGCGGCTTTTTACTTCTAGTTAAAAATAATTTTGTATATTTACCACTTAAACACACAAATATGAATTTAATTAAAGAAATGGAGCAACGCTCCGAAGAATGGCACGAAATCCGCAAAGGATCAATTGGCGGAACACGTGCAAAAATGCTAATGGCAAAAAATAACTTGCCATTATGCGATGAACTAATCGCAGAACGTCACTCGGATTACGTAGAAGAAACTTTTGTAAATGACGCAATGCAGCGCGGAATTGATTTGGAGCCAGTTGCGATTGCTGAATTTAGCGACGCAACATCACAACAGGTTGAGCATTACGGACTCGTAACCAATGAAAAGTATTACAAGTGCCACCTTTCACCCGATGGGCTTATTTTGGATGGCGGAGGTGTACCAATGGCAGGCGTAGAGGTTAAATGCCCGTCAACCAAAAAACACGTTGAGTATATCCGTAGCGGTAAATTACCAGCTGAACACAAATATCAAGTTTATCACTATTTCACTTTAGTTGATACAGTTGAAACTATGTATTTTGTAAGTTTTGACCCTCGTTTCCATCCGAAGCCTTTGCATATCTTAGAGGTAACAAAGGAAGAAATCCAAGAGGATTTGCAAGCCTACCAAGAGAATTTAACCAAGTTTATCAAAAAGGTAAACAAATACGAATCACAAATAACAGACAATTTTTAATTATGAAAGTAACAGGAACACTAATTGAAAGATTCGATACAGTAGAAGTATCGGACAGTTTTAAAAAACGAGATATTGTTGTAAAAACAGACGATCAATACCCTCAAGAAATCCTTATCCAATTTGTACAGGATAAAACAACTATACTAGACAACTTCGAGATAGGCGACACCGTAGAAGTATCGATAAACTTACGCGGTAGGTCGTGGACATCCCCACAAGGTGAGGTGAAATACTTCAACACCGTAGAGGGCTGGAGAATCACGGGACAAGGTAACGGGCAAAAGCCACAACAACAAGAAGACGTAGCATTTTAAAAACCAGCCCCCCTCGTGGGGGCTTAACCTTACAACATGAAAGTAGAATTAAACAACATTACAGAGGACTTAAAAAAAGCCATTCGAGACAAGATAGCAAAGGACGGGATAAGCAACCGACAGTTTGCCGTAGCTTGTGACATTCACCCGCTGCAGCTGAACGCGTTTCTAAAAGGCGAAGCAGGGATAAATATTAAGACAGTGGAGAAAATTGCGGAATTTATAGAGGGTTAGATATGACAACAACAGAAAAACTACAATACATTCTTAAACAACCCGACCAACCTATCCAACATCAAGAGATAACGGTTAATTCAACACATACGTTTGCTAAGAAGATGAAACAAATGATTGAGCTTCAAAATGGTGTTACTTCCAAGAAACCAGTAAATTTAGTATCTTTAAAGGGTAGCGTTGATAAGGTTTATAACGCAATTAAGTTCAACAAAAGCATTAACTTTTAAGTAATGAAACTAACTGATATAAAGCAAAACCCTAACAATCCTAGGGTTATAAAAGACGAGAAGTTTGACAAATTAGTTAAGTCAATAAGAGACTTCCCTAAAATGATGGAGCTGCGCCCGATGGTTATAAACTCGGACAACATCGTATTAGGCGGAAATATGCGCCTAAAAGCCTTAAAAGAGTTGGGGTACAAAGAAGTACCTAATGAGTGGGTGAAACGTGCCGAGGACTTGACAGAGGACGAGCAAAGGCAGTTTATCATAAAGGATAACGTCGGTTTCGGGGAGCATAACTGGGAGGTTTTGACAACCGAATGGGACGCGGAGGAGTTGAGTGATTGGGGGTTGGAAGTTCCTAATTGGTCTGCTGGATTAGATGTTAATTCAATGACAGATGAAGATGTTAATATTGAAGAAGAATTTGACCCAATAGGAACAATGGATGGAAAACAAAGAGTTGTTTTTTTATTTGATGGACCAGAAGAAGCAGAAAGTTATTTAAACAACCTAAAAGTTGAATTTAAAAAAATGAATATGGCATGGCAAGTAAACCTATGTACCCAGTCTATATAATTTCAAAAGGAAGGCATGATTGCGCATTAACAGCTATAAACTTTGAAAAAGCATCAATTGATTATCTGATAGCTGTTGAGCCACAAGAATATGAATCATATTGTAAATCACTAGGAAAGCATAGAGTTTTAAAATTGCCATTTGCCAATCTTGGTTTAGGTTCATATCCAGCAAGAAATTTCTGTTGGGAACACGCAAAAGCAAAAGGCCATAAATATCATTTTCTTTTTGACGATAATATTCAAAATTTTGCAAAATGGATTAATGGTAGACGTAAAAAATGGGAAGAAATAAAAACAGCACTACTTTATATTGAGCAACATGCAAATAAAACAAATGTAGATATTACAGGTTTTGAAGAGCCTAATTTTGTAGTAAAACCACCTAAAAAGCCATTTAAAAACAATTGTCATGTTTATTCAGCGATGCTTATTAAATGTAGTTTACCATATAGATGGAGATTAAAATATAATGAAGATGTTGATTTATGCCTTCAGGTTTTACATAATGGCGGTAGTACATCAAGTTGTGTTTATTATATGGCTGATAAAGTTTCGACTGCTGCTAAAATGAAAGGTGGAAATCAAACAGAATTATACAAAGGCAACGCACCGAAAAAGAATTTACTGAAAGCAAAAATGCTAGAAGCTGTGTGGCCTCAATATGCTAAAACTGTAATAAGATTTAACAGGCATCATCACTTAGTTAATTGGAAAGTCTTTAAAAAAAAATAGTATCTTTATTATCATATAAAAACAAAACACAATGAAAAATATTAATCTATACGAATTAAAAAAAATACAAACAGATTTTCCTAAAAAGAAAATTTTAAGCTCAGTAATTTCAGCGGAATTTATTAAACAATTTTATTCTGATGATATAGAAATATTTGAAAGTTTCTTTATTTTACTCTTAAATAGACAGAATCAAACAATTGGTTATGCTAAAATAAGCCAAGGAGGTATAACGGGTACAGTAGTTGATACAAAGATTATTGCGAAGTACGTAGTGGATAGTTTAGCAAGTGCGGTTATATTAGCACATAATCACCCAAGTGGAACATTAAAACCAAGTCAGGCTGATATTACTATAACAAATAAAATAAAAACTGCACTAGGATTCTTAGATGCGAACGTTTTAGACCATATTATTTTAACTCATGATGGTTATTATAGCTTTGCCGATAATAGTATATTGTAAACATTAAAACAATGGCATACAACAAACGAAAAATATACTTACAGGCTGAGGAAGCGATAAAGAAAAACAACCTTTTTTTTATTGAGGATATTGTGGCTTTTATTCCTTGCAATAAGGACACGTTTTATCGCTTTTTCCCTACTAATTCGGACGAATACGACAAGTTAAGGGAGCTTTTGGAAGATAACAAAATAAAAACAAAATCATCCATTAGAGCGAAGTTATGGAAGTCATCAAAAGCTAGTGAGTTGCTGGCGTTGTACAGGTTAATTGCAACACCCGAAGAGCATAAGAAACTAAACCAAAGCTACGTTGACCATACATCCAAGGGCGACAAAATCAATCAAAACAACTTAGACAAGCTAACCACTCAGGAGTTAAAAGAGTTGCTGAATGGCGACCAAAAATAACATACTGAAAGAGTTAGCACGTAGGCGCGTTCATCAAGAGCTGGCGCGCCGTGAGTTTTGGGAGTTCTGCAAGTATTACGATGCGGAATTTTTCCAAAAACGGGCATTCTTTGAACCAATCGCGGGAGCTTTCCAACGGATAGAGGATGGTGCAATTAAATCTTTATCGGTATCATTACCGCCAAGGGCTGGAAAATCTTACATAACATCGCTTTATTGCGCGTGGACGTTAGGGCGTAACCCTACCGAATCGGTAATGCGTAACACTTGTACGGCTACCTTATACCAAAAATTCAGCTACGATGTTCGAAATATTGTGAAATCTGATAAATTTTCCGAAGTATTCCCAAACGTTAAACTAAGTGACGACAAGGCAAACTTGCAAGGTTGGAACACTAACGAATCAAAAATGGTTGGTTATTTCGGTGCTGGGGTTGGTGGAACGATCATAGGTTTTGGAGCTACGAAAGTAGCTATAACTGATGATCTTTACAGAGGTATGGAGGATGCCTTGAGCGATACCATTAATGATAGGGTGTTACAATGGAAGGAGGCCACCCATGACAGTAGACTTGAAAGCGGTTGCGCTAGGATTGACATAGGTACGCGGTGGAGTGTTAACGATGTGATAGGGCGCGATTACGAAGCTGGGGAGTATGACGAAAGCGTAATAATACCCGCGCTTGATGAAGATGGGAATAGCTTTTGCGAGGACGTTATGACAACAGAGGAGTATCAAAAGAAAAAGGCTAAGATGCTTGACGAAATATGGCTGGCTGAATACATGCAAGAGCCTGTTGATGTTAAAGGACGTTTGTTTGGCTCGTTGGATGTTATTACGAGGGAAGATTGGGCGGAACTATCCACGCGTTGCGAAGGTTATTTGGCTTATATTGATGTGGCGGATCAAGGTAA